GGAGCAATGGCTATAGCTAGAGGAGCTTTAATGACCGGTGCAACGCTAGCACCTATGGTTGGAGCAGTGGTAAGTGCATTGACACCATTACTCGGTGCCATGGCATTGGCGGTTATGAGCGCAATTACCATTTATGGTGTTTGGAAAATTATATCCGGATCCTTTGCGGCCAGAGAAGAACAAAAAGCTGCCCGGCAGGAAGCGTGGATAGCGAAGATTATAGAAAAAAATACCCCGTCAGGTCGGGCGGCGTCGATCGCAATAGGAAAGGAAAACGTCGCAGCATTGGACCCGAATTATGTTAAGAATGAACTAGAGAAAGCTGGGAAGGCGAATAAAGACATAACAAAAGCTGAGCTTGAACAAGTACGTAAAGAAGCAGAAGCCAGGGTCGTGGCCGCCAAACTAAATGTAGATGCTATATCTCATGTAGTTGATGGGCAAAGGGATGCGGCGATGATGACCCTTCATGGTATAGGATCTGCCAAGGGGCAGACAAAATGGAGGGGCATGTTTAAAGGCTTGGGCAGAGAGTCTAAAACGAAAATGCAAAACTGGATTAAAGCAAATCCGGGCGAGAAAATTACTCCAGAAGTGTTGGAAGCGGCGGGAATAACATTTACCGGCAAGGATCAAAAAATTGGTAATAAAACAATTGGATCTAAACAATTTATGGACGCCATGACGAATGTTGGATTATCTCAAGCAATGGAAGATCTACTTGGTGCAAAATCCATAACAGGGCACTCAGGAACCAATGTTATCGCCAAATCGTATGAAGCAGCTCTCAAAGATAAGAATACATCTATCACGTATAAAGATGCTATACTCCGTCAACAAGAACAAAAAATCAAACAATCCATGACGAGCTCTGCGAACCCAATAATTTACTATCCTGATGATGGAATGGTCCCATACATCAAGGAGCTTATTGAGCTCGCCAAGTTGACAGCTGTCAACACCGGCGCCACTGCCGCGAAAACTGGCGATGGCTCGTCATCACCAGTGACACAAATCGTAAAAGGTGGTCGCGGTTACGCGCATCGTATGTTCAATCTTGGCGGCGTCGGCGGTGTCTTGCCAGACTAAAAATAAAACCGGCCGAGGTTTAATCCCCGGCCGGCTCCAAGAAGGCGTATTGTATGTTAGTCTTCGTCAGCTAACTTCTTAAAGAACGACAAATCCTCATCATCCTCATCTACACTAGCAGAACTTGATGTCATAGGGACAACAGTAGATGTTTCTGGTTCTGGATCTGGTTCTGCTGCCACAGAAGGAGCAGCGTTATCCAACATAAGAACTCTATATAGCCGGTTCTTCAACTCGGCATAAGATTTAAAGTTCTTCTCATCGATGAATTCTGACAAAGAGTGCTGACTCTTCCAAATCTCTTCGAGCTGTTTGTCGTCGTCGAGAAGTGGAGCGGCCTCTGCGAAGTCACTCTTATCATAGTTCCTATAACCCTCAACATTACGAATCTTCATTTTAAAGTCTCGACCTTCCCACATATCAAATGGGTTAGTAGGAGTTTCATCTTCAAACTCAGGATTCATCACATCATTGAGCTTATCGAAAATTTTCTTGCCATACTTGTACAAAAACACTTTGCCTTCGTTAGCTGGATTAGCAGGATCCTTGACGATATAAATGTTAGAAATGAAACCTAGGCGACGCTTTTGCTTGCGAGCCAGGTCTTTGTTTTTGTCAACTCCACTATTCCACAACATGGTGTTGTACTCTGATACAGGATCATCCTTGCCAAGAGTAGTGAGTGACTTTTCAATAAACCAACCACCAGGACCTTGGAAGCCATGATCCCACAAACGAACGAAAGGCACATCCTCACCCATTGGCGAAGGAAGGAACCGGACAATGGCATAACCATTACCAGACTTATCAACCTCTGGCTTCCAGAAGCGATCGTCTCCCATGTTGTTTTGATTGGATTGAAGTTTACTAAGCTCGCCAGATAGCTTATCCAAGTCCGACTGCTTATTCTTTTTCATAGATGCAAACGATGTTGCCATATCTTATTCTCCTTATCGCGATATATTACGTTGTATTACGGTTTATCAAACCTTAACTTTATTATACTCGAAAACTTGTCAAGGTCAACGCTATTTATAATAAATGGCTCATATTTTTTGAGCTTTTTTGATTGCTCGGGCCAATATAAGTCATCTACCAGCTTCTTGTCCCAGTAAGGGAAGAAAGGGGTCAGCTTATTGAGAATCAACAATGTCTCAGGGCCGACCACCTTCCTTATAAACAAGACTAGCAGACGAGGATGATCTCCTGGTTTAAAAATTATGTTTTTATCATAGTCATCCATCATAGCTGCGATAGCTTGCTTAAAATTGTACGTCAGGCTTTCCTTCCTTGATAACCATTTCATATATGTGCTATCTGCCTCCGACGATGTGAAATCACCAGACCAGAAATGATCATTATCGATAATGTTAGCAACCATAAATGATTCTGGATTTTTCATCTTCGAAAGTTTATAAAAGGAATATTTGTCCTTACGTACATCGAACGATGTCTTACTCGTTTTAATCTTGCCGTGATATTTAAAATAGTCATACGTATCACTATCAAAGTGCCTTTTAAGCGCTAAGTACTTCTGATATGCTTCGTACGGTTCCATTTTCTGCAATGCCCTCATAATGGCAACTTTGCTCCCGATTTGACCAATCTTAGGTCCTCCGCCTCACCTTGGATCTTAGCTTTGAGAACCTGGCTTCCTTTAATTAACGAAGCAACGGTCTCAACTTCTACTTTCCTAGTATCTACAAAATACATAACCGCATCGAGATATGTTATCTTTTTCTCTTGTACAATCTTTTCTATCTCACCAACAAATTGTGTAGGTGTTTTGATATTGATTTGCTCTATCATTTATAAAATACATGGTCCTCAATAAGTACTGTTTTCTTCATGTGCTTAGACCACGATGGGGTGACATACGTTGCGTGATAGTGCGTCGCGCCTTCTGTAGGATCAAATATAAGTTTATAACCACCACCTACAATTATCTCTGCAACAGCGACTGACTCTCTATAAGAGGTCGATTGCTCCACAAAACTCTCGCTCTTGCCATCACACCAATATGAAAACTGGCACTTGTTTTTAATGGGAACAATTTTCCCCAATTCTTTTTTGTGCCACTTAGAGATTGGACCCTGATGAACGACACTACAAATTGTATTGGGATATTGTTTATGATTTACTCTGTTTAGAATTACATAAGCAACAGCAAATTTTCCAACAACCGGCTGGTTTCCAGCCTCAAAATAGATTGCCTCTTTCATACAAATGTGTTGTTCATTGAAGTGTGCTTTATCTTGTGCTGGTGCTGGACCAGCGCAGAATGCTAGCAACAATAAAAATGGAGTTAGCGTAAGATAAGGTTTCACAAATTGCATCAAATGATCCTTTTCCAGGGAAAACTATAGAGCCGCTTTTTGAACTTTCTATCCTTATCTTCGTTCCTTTTCGTGACAAAGTCAACTGTTTTTGTTAATAATTTTACATGCTCAGTAGCTTGATTCAAATAGCTTCTTGACCTATTAGGACGCTGTACATGTACTTCAAACTCTTTTTCATTATGAAATACAATGTGGTCATATGTCTCTGTGTCTAATGACAGGAAGAATTCTGAATCCCCATGACGCATGCCAGTAAACTCGATATCATACCCACCACTAGTCCAAAATGCTGGCTTTGTTATTAACCACGTGTTAGGATGTGTTATCCATTTCAATATCTTCTTAGGGTCGAAGTGTTCATAGTCGGCCGGATCATCCGGGTGATCAAATTTAACCTTAAAGCAATAAATCTTTTCTTTTAATAGGTTGTATGTAGTCATGGCTTCTACGATATCTGGTTTTAGGTATACATCAATGTCCATCAACATATTCCACGTAGTATCACTCTCCATCATCATTAAATTGCGACATCCGTGATTATTGAAGCCTACATCTTCTGTAACTTCGTACGCCTTCAAGTTCATTCTGTCTTCATATAGTCTACATACGTCTTCGAATGCTCCGGCATCATTATAACCATCATTAATGATCTGCACCACTATTTTTTCTTTAACATGCTCTGGAAGCCCGGTAAAAAGCTCTAATTGATCGACTAATCTATCAAGCTGTCCATAGTATGTTATCGAGAATGTAATATCATTTGTTGCTAACATTTAACCATTGTTGCTTTTTGTTATAGGTTTTAAGAAGGGTTTTCCACTCTTTTGCATACTTTCGAGATTTTTCATCCAAAGGCTCCCAACGATCAAACCATGGACCCCCTCTAGTAAAGTGTACATTCTTTGCATCAATTTCAACGGAAGAATGTCCATCTAACCAATTCCACTCTTCAGGTAAATCTCCAATTACATCATCTGGTAGCCATTTAAGATTGTG